TCTTCTGGCAGTGTACCGCTACTGCCCTGCTTGATGCTGTCGTCAGGTCGCTTGCGCCACTGCTCAGGTACGTAGAACTCAGGCACATCATCAATGTACCGTCGGCTTTCCTCGTTCCATGTCAGTCCTGCCTGGTGCTTCATCAGCTGTCGTGCTAGGAACAATGGTACCTTGCATCGTAGCTGTACAAAGTTATGGCGGAACGGTGTGTCGTGTCTGTGCTTTGCCAAGTAACGAATTAGCTTAACGTCCTTGGTGTCCATGTCTGATACTTCTTTAGCAAAGGAGATGCGTGCGCTGTTGACTACGCTAACGTCACCCCCTGCTGACTCAATTAGTTCTACTTTCATTAACCACTCTCCAAGTTTTTGAACGCTCCAGAGTATCTGGGAAGTCTTGATACTGCATGTCTTGAACGAAGTCCTTTACCAGCTCGTCAAACTCAGGGCTAGGATCTTCGTAGAAGACCGTGTTGTAGTCTGCTAACTCCATATCCCGTTCAACACCATCGTCCTCAATACGGAACAACGCTTCAATCGTTACCTCGTTATCACTATGCTCGTCTACCAAGTAGTGTACTACACTCTTGAATGAAATCATACTGTACTCCTGCTATGGGGAATTACAAGGAAGCCCTTGCGAGCTTCCTAGACCACAACTTCATAGGTGCCCTACTCTGCGGTGGGTGTTACATGCTCTAGCATATTACCCGTGACAACTCAAACAGTCTTCGGCATCAGCCAAGGCAGACCGTTCCACTTTCTCATTAACCTTTTCCGCTGCCACGCCAGCAGAGGTTCGTAGGTAGTATAACCCTTTGAGCCCTTTCTTCCAAGCACGAAGGTGTACCGAGTTGACACGACTCTTGGGCGTTCCTGCCGGGAAGAACAGGTTAACACTTTGCCCTTGGCATATAAACAGTTGCCGGTCAGAGGCATGGTCAACAACCCAGCCTTGGTCAATCTCGAATGCCGTCTTGTAAGTAGACTTCTCGTCCGCCGACAGGAACTCCAAATGCTGGACAGAGCCTTCTGCGCCAATGATACTCTTCCAGACCTCAGCGTCATTGTGTCCCTTCTCTGTGAGAAGTTGCTCAAGGTATTTGTTTTTGACAAGGTGTGCTCCTGCTCGTGTACGGTGAGTGAAAGCGTTACTCTTTAGCGGTTCGATACTAGGACTACAGCCGCAAATAATAGAGCTGTTTGCGTTAGGAGCAATAGCGAGAAGGTGAGCATTTCGTCGTCCCGTACCTTCCATATCAGGCGCTTCACCCAGTTGTGCACCGAGTCGTAGTGACTCCCGGATAGCTTCTGTTTGAATGTGCATAAACATTTCCATGTTCGCAAACTTAGCTTGGATACTTTCCCACGGGTAGCCCTTGCTTTGAAGGTATCCGTGGAAGCCCATCGCTCCAAGGCCAATTGAGCGTTCTCGCTGTGCCGAATAACGAGCCTTAGACAATTCATCTGGAGCGTTCTTAATGAAGAATGTAAGGACGTTATCCAGTAACCGTACCAAGTCCGCCACCATTGCTGTATCTTTCCAAACATCATACTTCTCTAGGTTGACTGAGCTAAGGCAGCATACCGCTGTGCGTTCTTCATCCGTCGCAAGGTGGATCTCATTGCAGAGGTTGCTCCCTTTAATTGTAAGTCCAAGTTCTTTCTGACTCTCTGGCAACGCTTCGTTTGCGGTGTCGATGAAGTTGACATAAGGACTGCCAGTTCGGAAACGTGCTTCGATAACTCGTTGCCATAGTCCACGAGCACTCGTAACTTCTCGGACTGTTCCGGTGTCAGGGTCGATAAGTTCCCAGTCATCCCCATTGCTAACTGCCTCCATGAATTTGTCAGTAACATTCACTGCGTTGAACAAGTTGTAACACTTGCGGTTGATGTCACCACCAGTAGGCAGCTTGAAGTTAATGAACTCTACAATGTCAGGGTGACTGATGTCAAGGTAAGCTGCGTAGCTACCCTTGCGTGTCTTGCCCTGCTTGTACGCTGTCATCTGTGCATCGACTACAGTCATAAAAGGAATAGGGCCGGGGCTGATCTCGCTAACACTACGCACGTCACCCCAGTGTCCGCCTACACCACCACCCTTTACACTAAGCCAGCTAACCTCGCTGTTATGACCAATGAGACTGTCAAGGTTGTCGCCGACATAACTAAGGAAGCAACTAATAGGGAGTCCTTTTGCTTTGTCCCCAATCTTGGGAGCATTAGATAGTACAGGGCTGGCAAACATGAACCAACGATTAGAAGCATAATCATAAATGCGCTGAGCAAAATCTAAATCTCCTTCACAGTAAGCTAATGAGGCCCGTGCTAGCGCCTCTTGTGGGTCTTCATTCTCAAGGCAGTAGTAGTCCTTCAGGAGCGTCAGTGCCTGCTCACTGAAGCCGTCGTTGCGCTTCTTGTCAATCCTGATTCCGTTGTAGTTCATTCTTTTTCCCAAGACTTATAAAGTGCGTTTAGTTTATCAACATCAAAAAACAGAGACTCATTACTAGGGTCACCGTCTTTGAAAAATACACCCATGTACGTGTCCCAAGACTGCGTGGTGAATAGCGCAGGCTTGAGTCCCTGCTGGTGTAAGGACTTTACATGTTCATCCAGGTCTTCAAAAGGAAGCCAGTTGCCAGTGTTTAACTCTGGTACATACACCATGAACTGCTCTTTGTTGCTAGTGGGCATGTCATTCACCGTCCTTTACAAACTGTCCATCAACCATCTTGCCAGTACGCTTGGAGATTACATCGTATGCCTGTTGTAAGCAAGTGTTAACATCGGTGTCCCATAGGTCAGCCTGCATGATCAGGGTAACAATGATATCACCGATAGCATCCTTAGCTTCGTCACGGTCATCAGCAACCACCGCATCATACAACTCTTCTACTTCTTCTTCTGTCTTCCGCCACTGTGCATAGCGGAGCTCACCAATCTCTTGAGCATTCTCTAGGTATTCTGGGTAGCTATTCTTTAGGATACCTTTAGCAATACCCCAGCTACGGATATCATTTACTAGCTGTTGATCAATCATTATCCCACTCCTCAATCATCTTGTTCAAGTACCAGCGTGCTTTCTCCAAGTCTTGCTGGGGTTTGCCCTTGCTCATGTGACGCAATAGGTACTTGATTACGTTGCCCTGGTAGTAGCTGTAGGGGTCTGGTACAAAGTCGTCAATAACATCAATGACCTCAAGACCACTGGCAGTCTGGTAGTGGCTAGGGTTGTTTACTGGATCTTCAGGAGCGTCTGCATATTCGTCCATCATCATTCGGATCTGTTCACTCGTCAGCATCTTCGTAGTCCTCTAGTTCTAGTGTAAGTTCTTCTTCACGATCCTCAATGAAGTCTTCGAATCGGTTGACAATATCTTCTGATGAAATGTCTAGCACCTCCAAGAGTGAGACTTCATCCAACTGCTTCAGTCGCTCGGTAATTAGGTCGAACGTAAGCATAGTATATCCTTAATCGTTTCCTTTGTAAACCAACGGAACCCATTCTTATCTGCCCACTCAGCGTGAGTGTACTTGGTTCCGTCTTTGCGCTTCTTAGCAAAGGGCATGGGCGTCTCTGGTTTCATAAACACAAAGATCAACTCCTCCCCTTGGGTAAGTGCGTTGCGAACGTCAGTGTACTTGCGTGCCTCTTCGTTATCTCGGAAGCGACCCTTGGCTTCAACGTATGTGACGAAGCCGTACTGGTTAGCGAACACAAAGTCTGGTTCGTATGTCTTGGTTTGTGTGTATGTTACACGGTCAGGGTGATGCTTGATACCATCGAACACCGTCTCGTGCAACTCCTTCTCGAAGAATGAATCGTATCCCTTCGGTTTCTTAGGTGTGTACCTGCGTTTCAATCGGTGGCTCCCACATCTCGTCAGGTTTGCTTCGCATCCACAGTAGTCGAGCATCCTCTAACGCTCGCTCCTCGCTGTCGTGTGCCTTCACACAAGCCTTCCACATATCAAGGGGTGTCCTTGCCTTCGCTAGTATCTTCTCTGCTTTCACAGGGCCGATGCGGGTGGCTCCCTTGATGTTGTCAACCTGATCCCCTGTTAAGATTTGTTTGTAAAAAAGATAAAGACCCTGCTCTGGTGTCGTGTAGTATTTTTTATTCTTGACAAAGTTGTAGTGCCAACCCGGTACCATGTCAAGATCTTTATCCAAGGAGATGATGATTGATTCATCACCTAGTCCATACTGACGCAACGACATGTCATCGTCAGCCTCTTGACCCCTACTAATAGTGGCACCCCAAGTATCAACCAGCCGGTTGCGTATTGCCTGCAGGTGCACAGGTTTCTCTCGCTTGCTTCGGTTGCCTTTGTACGGTTGGGTGACTGCCACATCATAGCGGAAGTTCTCTTTGCCGGTCAGATAATACTCAAAGTCCATGACTGGGATCAAGGCATTGTGCATCATCAGATCGGCTATGAAAGAGTCCAATGTATCAAGGGCAACCGACTCTGGTTCATCTTGTGTGGTGTACCCTACACGATAACACAATATGTCAGCGTCGATTAGCCCTATCATTTACAGTGCCTCTTCGGCGTCGTCAAAACCAACGACATCTTCACCATCCCCGTACTCGACTAGGTTGTCGATAACGAGTCGCTTCATGCTAGGTGATCGTCCTTCCTTGGACTTATAACGCCAGTCGTAGTAGCCTAAGACAGCTACGGCAGTCGAGCCGTTGCCTACGATGGAGCCATCAATCTCAACACCATCGGTGTCGAATGCTTTCATGGGACGTGATGACTTGACTGTGATGTAATCACCTTGCCCATCCTTGTTCAGTAGTGAGAGTCCCATCTCCTCCAGTGCAGCGACTGCCTTGGGTGATAGGTTGCACAGGTTAACCTGATACTTCTCAGACATTTCGTTGACCTTAACCAAGTCTGCCCACATTACGGTTGCTTTGATCTTTACTGCTTCGCTCATACTATTATCCTTTTGTTGGTAGTATAACTATATTATATCAGTGAGTGGCGTACCATGTCAACCCTATCTTTGCTTCCGCATCAACAGGAACACGAAACCCCAACACCTTACCTGCTATTGCTGCCGCCTCGACCATGATCCTGGCGACTTCCTCTCCATGCTGCTTGGGTGTTTCCATTTGTATCTCGTCGTGCACAAACGCTACCTGCTTGACGGGGATACCTTTCTCTTTCAGCATCTTGTGTGCCTCAATGCACCATTGCTTTGCTATGATAGCGCCGCATGATTGGAGCAGACTATTGAGTGCGGCGTGATCTGAACGGATGACGATGCGTCGCCCATCCAGTGCGGGTATCGTACCCTTCTCAGCGATCTTCTTAACCCTCTTGACCAAGCCAGCCAGTGCCGGCGTTGCGTCAAAGAAGTTCTTAGTCAGACGCTTACCTTCTTTGGCTCCACCTCCAACGATACTTCCGATCTTGGCTGGGCCACCACCGTAGAGCGTTGCGTAGATGAACGTTTTCGCCATGTCCCTAGTAGGTAGATCGGCCGCTTTCTGATTCTTGGTGTGGATGTCGCCATCAATTAACTCCCTTGTGTACTCTTCATCCTGCATGTAGTGAGCGAGACAGCGCAGCTCGATGCCGCTTAAGTCTGTACCCACTAACACGTTACCATTCTCTACTGTCCACAGTGCCCGACAGTCCTTGCCGTAGGGTGACTTGACACTAGGTATCTGCCCCATGTTAGGTGAGTGGTGCGTCATACGTCCAGTGACTGCACCGTTTGTGATAACCCTGCCATGCACCCTGTCGTTATCATCCACGAACTTGAGCCAAGAGTCAACCATACCTAATCGTTTCTGTAGCATTAGGTACTCGCCGATCATCTGTGCCTGCGGTATGTTGACCGTAGCCAACACCTTCTCGTCTACCTTGGGACTCCCCTTCTCAGTGAACTCTTGCGGCACCCAGCCTAGTGATTGCAGTCGTTCGGCAATCTGCTTACGACTAGCTAGGTTGAACACCGTCACCTTATCCTTTAGGCGCTTGCCTGTTTTCTCTGACCATCGCTCTTCAACAATCGGAGGGAACACGCCCTGCACTTCACTTTCAATCGTGCCCATCTTATCTGATAGCTCAGCTCGTAGAGTGATAGTAGCATGTATATCGAGTGCAAACCCAGCCACTTCCTGTCCTCTACAGATCTCAGCGATCTGATGCTCGATGCTAAGACTCTGCTCGTGTGACTTCCATTCTTGCAAAGAGCGTAGCAAATGTAGGTACACTTTGGTAGTAAGTGCAACGTCTTGGATACAATACTCAACCATTTCATCTGTCAATCCCCCATCGTAATCAGTGAACTGTATCTTATGATTGCCTAGTCGTTTGCCCCATGAGTCTAGTGAGTGGCCGCCTTCTAACTGCGGGTTAACTAAACGAGACATCACAAGTGTATCGGCCAGCGCCTCACTGGCAAGGTGTATGTCCCAGACTTTAGCTAACACCGGAGCGTCGAAGCCGATGATGTTATGACCAATGAAAGTGTCGTATGTTTGCACGAGATCTTTCAGTGTGGCCGGTGTAGTATGCTTGGTTACCTCCCCTGTGTCAACATCCTCAGTGACGCAGATCCAGATCGTATTGTGATCCATTGTTGTCTCGATGTCGAGCGTAAGTCGTCTCATGTTTATGCCTCTGGAAAGAATAGGTTTCTTCTACCGGATTGTATGTAAGAATCTGCACGCCTAGCTCACGCTGATACTCTGTTAGCGAGCAGTTAGACGAGTACTTGGTAGAGTCGCCCCGCTTCCTTACTGTTAAGCGAGCAGTCTTAACATCTATTGGTATTAGTGTACCATCATGGGCCATAACAATCAAGTCTATTGGGCCTGAGCAACCACTATTCTTGAAGACTTCGTACCCCTGTTCCCATAGCCATGCCACTGCTTTACATTCTGCGTAGTCTCCTACCCTGCTGCTGTCGTGTGATTTCATAAAGCCTCTTCATCGTCTCTGATG